TGCACGGACTGCTCCACGGTTTGCGTTGTGGCGGCGCACGACTGGAGCAGCGGCCGCGTGGGTCCCTTCGCCTCAATTATAACCCGCTGCTGAAAGCCTGGCAACGGAAGGAGCTTTTGAGCAATTGGCTTGAGCCGAATAGAGATAAGATTCAGGCGGTGTTTGAGGCCGCTGCAGAAAGGGTGAAGAGCAATGAAGAAGATTCAGCAAGTGATTCCCGCACAGAATTACTGGGCGATATGCTTTGACGGAAACAGCTGCAAGGTGCACAGGGTGGCGGCCCTGGCCTTGACTGAAGCCGGGGAGCTTGTGGCCATGGTCAACGATGGGGGCAAGGGGTTCATGCCTGCCATGGAGCTAGAGCATTATCACTCCTTGCTGGAGGCAGCAACGAGGGAAGAGGCCGAGAACTCAGCCAGGTACAAGACTGGCCTGTGGGAGCGTTCACTTCATATTCCAGAGCCGGGGGTGTTTGTTTACCATGACTAACAGAATCAAGAGAGTAAAAGAAATCCTGCTGCCGGAACCACGGTACAAGGTGGGTGCTATGATGAACGACTTCCCGCGCAAGGGCAGGGTTTATGATGGAGTGCTGCTTAACTTCTTCCGCAGCGAGATACCCGAAACAGGCGGCGAGGAAGATAGTTACAGCTGGGCAGCGGAAGAACTGTTCAGCAAAGAGGAAGCGGAGCAGCTAGTGGAGTGGCTTCTTGAGCACTTCGGTGACAAGGTTAGTGATGTTGTCATAGAAGAGCGGCGAACCCTTCCGCGGGAGGCCCTTCCCTTCGGAATTCTGGGGGTCCTTGGAATCCTGGATGATTACTGGGTGCTGACCTTCCACCCCAAGTGGAACCTTCCCTTCCAGGCATGGGCGTATTATGACCTTCACGGAAAGCAGCCGAGGAAGTTCGCCTATCTGGAGATGACTTCGGACGGTGACGTAAGGTTTTACAGCGATACTGAGAAATGGCCGGCTGCACTGTGTGTCGTTCGCGCTGAGCTGGAGCCAAAGGAAATCATCGCTGCACTCGATGAAGTTAAGCGCATCTATGTGGAGGAACTCCAGGACCGGACCGGCTCCAGGTTTAACCCTGAGGAACTTGACATTCCATTCTAGAACAGGGCGGGGCTGTTGCCCCGTTCTTCTTCTGTTTACCACTCGAACATTTGTGTGTAAAGGTAAACTACTTGACAGAGTGAAACATCGATGGTAAAATGAAAAGAGAGGATTTGAGCGGGGTGGATACAATGGCTAGGCGGCCACCGAGAGCGTGTCGGAAGCCAGGGTGTCCAGGGTTGACATGGGACCGTTCTGGCTACTGCGAAGAGCACATGGACCTGGAGCGCCAGCGGAGGCGTACCGCCGATGCGAACAGACCGGGGCCACGGGAGCGCGGCTATGATACGCTGTGGGATAGGTTCCGTGACTGGTTCCTCAGGCAGCCGGGGAATCAGGTCTGCGCTTTATGCAAGAAGAACATGTCCAGAGTGGTGCATCACATCGTTCCGGTTGAGGAGCGGCCGGACCTCCGGCTGGAACCGAAGAACTGCCAGGCGCTGTGCCGAGAGTGCCATGAGCGGCTGCACGGCCGTAGGGCGTGAAAAAAGTACGAAGCGGCGCTGGGGGACCGGCGGCGGGGGTCAACATTTTGTGCGTCAAGGTTTTGAGCTTTACACTTAGAAGAGGTGTGCCATGGGAATTCGAGGGCCTATCAAACTAGAGAAGAAAAGGGCCGAAATGGAGCGTCAAAGAGCTGCAAACACCGCGGGAAGGAGGCAGACCGTGCCAAAGATGCCCTCCTGGCTTTCTGAAGAGGCCAAGAAGGAGTGGCGCAGGGTGGCCAAGCCCTTGTGGGAGATGGGTCTGCTGAGTGACCTTGACATAAACACCTTGGCCCTTTACTGCGAGACCTGGGCCACTTATCTGAGGAACTTGAGGGTGCTTCAGGAAGAGGGCGATGTGTATGAGCAGGCCAGCGGCAATCTGAAGCAGCGGCCGGAATATTACATCGCCAGGGACGCGCAGCAAGAACTCAGGGAGTTTATCAAGCTGTTCGGTCTATCGCCGTCTGCGCGGATGAGAATGGAGCTTCCCGGCACTGAGGACACTGGCGATCCGATGTCGGAACTTCTTGATTGAGGGGTGGACGTATGTTTGACCTAGAGCGTGTGAAGGAGCATCTGCGAATAGAACACGACTTCGAGGATGACCTGATACTTGGCTACATGGCGGCCGCCAAGGACTTCGCTGAAACGTTCCTTGGCAGAAAGCTGGAAGAGTTCGATGAGCTGCCGGCCACGGTGTTGAGCGGCCTGCTGCTGCACGTTGGGCTGATGTATGAGGACCGCGAGGGCCAGTTTCATGAGAAGAACCTCCAGGCGGTTCGTCTGCTGTACTATCCGCATCGGAGGATGGCGCTATGAAGATCGGGCAGCTACGGCATAGGCTGGAGATACAAGAAAAAAGGTCTGTTATGGACGAATGGGGGAATCAAGTCTCGGAGTGGTTTACGGTGGCTACTGCGTGGGCGGCCATTGAACCTATAAGGGGCGAAGAATACTGGGCTGCCGGTGCGCAACAGAGGGAAACCACTCACAGGGTAACGATGCGCTATGTGCCAGGCGTAACTCCTAAGCATCGGCTGCTTTTCGGCAATCGGATACTTGAGATTGAAAGCACTTTAAACCTGGAGGAACGAAGCCGACTGTTAGAGCTATTGTGTAAGGAGCGGTTGAATGGGCAGAGCGGATAGGGTACTGAAGTTCATATCGCTTCTAAAGCACAGCAAAGCGCCTTTTGCTGGCCAGCCCTTCCGGCCCATGGAGTGGCAGAATGAGTTCATCCGAAAGCTATACGGAACCCTTGGCCCAGATGGAAAAAGGCAGTATCGGCAAGCGCTTCTGTATCTGCCGCGCAAGAACGGAAAGACGTTTCTGGCAGCTGCTTTAGCACTTTATCATCTGGTGGGCGATGGGAAACACGGCGCAGAGGTTTATCTGGCAGCCGGCTCCAGGGACCAGGCTTCCATCTGCTTTAACCAGGCCAGGGACTTCGTGAGAATGAACCCTACCTTGAGCAAGCGGCTGAGAATCATTGACTACAAGAAGGAGATTCATGACGACAAGACCAGCAGTGTGCTGAAGGCGCTGGCGGCCGATGGAGGGCTGGCGCACGGCCTTAACCCTACGGCGGTTATCGCGGATGAGCTGCACATTTGGACCGGCAAGACCGGCCGGGAGATGTGGGAGGCTTTGGTTACTTCCTTCGGCGGTAGGGATGAGCCTCTGCTTCTAGCCATTAGTACGGCCGGTTATGACAAGGCCAGTCTGTTCTATGAAGTCTATATGCACGCGAAGCGCGTGCAGGAGGACCCGGACCTAGACCCTACATTCTTGCCGGTTCTGTATGAGGCAGGCCCGGATGACGACTGGCAGAGTGAAGAGACCTGGCTCAAGGCGAACCCGGCCCTTGGGGAGTTTCGCAGCATCGAAGATATGCGCGCTTTGGCGGCCAAGGCCAAGGAGAGCGCGGCGCTGGAGAATTCATTCCGGAGGCTTTTCCTCAATCAGTGGACAAGCAGCGAAACGACCTGGATTCCGGCGCACCGCTGGGAGCAGTGCGGCGCTCCAGCGGACCCGGAGAAGCTGGTGGGCCGCGTGTGCTATGGTGGCCTGGATATGAGCGCCACCACCGACTTGACCAGCTTCGTGCTTGTGTTCCCTGATGATGAGGACCCGTGCAATTACGACATTCTTCCGTTCTTCTGGCTGCCGGAGGCCAGGGCCACGGCTGAGCGCAGGGATGAGGTTGATTACCGGGCCTGGGCAAGGAAGGGGTTCATTACCCTCCAGCCGGGCGATGTACTAGACCAGCGCTTGATAAAACGTGATATTCAGGAGCTGGCTTCCAAATACCGCATAAAGGAGATCGCCTTTGACAGGTGGTCTGCCACTCAATTGGCCGTGGAGCTAGGAGAGGAAGGGGCCACGATGGTGAGCACCGGCATGGGATACGCTTCGCTGTCGGCACCGAGCAAGGAGCTGGAGGCCCTGGCGCTGAGCCGGAGGCTGCGGCATGGAAATCATCCAGTCCTGGCCTGGAACATGGCCAATGTGAGCCTGGAGCAGGATGCTGCCGGCAATATCAAGCCGAGCAAGGCGCGCTCCAAGGACCGCATTGACGGCGTTGTGGCCTTGATTCTAGCCATAAGTAGAGCGATGCGGCACGAGACGAAGCAGACCGTTTACAAGGAAAGGGGGTTAGTGGTGGTATGAGTTTCCTTCGGCGCATATTCAGGCCCAATGAGAAGCGGGAGATGACCCTCAGAGACCCGGAGGGCTGGCGTGATATTCTTGGCCCGGCGAGTGCTTCCGGTGTGATTGTAACTCCACGGGCGGCCCTGGGAGTGCCGGCTGTTTTAAGGGCAGTGACCCTTCTGAGCGGAGCGGTGGCCAGTCTGCCCTTGAAAGTCTATCGCAAAACGGATGACGGCCGCGAGGTGGCTGAGGAAAACCAGGTTCACAGACTGCTGCACCGCAGTCCGAATCCCGTGCAGACACCGTTCACGTTCAAAGAGCTGATCATGAACCACCTGCTGCTCAATGGGAACTTCTTCGGCTATATCGAGTGGTCAAGCGGCAAGCCACAGGCTATCTGGCCGCTGGACCCGCTGGCTGTGGACGTGGAGAGGGAAAACGGAACGATCACCTATGTGGTTAGGACCAGTAAGGGCGATCAGGTGCTGGAGCCGGAAGAGGTGCTGCATATTGTTGGGATTACCCTGGACGGTATTGTGGGAATCAGCCCCATTACCTTCGCCAGGGAGGCTATTGGCGGGGCAATAGCTGAGCTGAGGCACGGCTATTCGTTCTTCAAGAATGGGGCGAATCTTAGCGGTGTGCTACAGCATCCGGGGCACCTGGGGGAAGAAGCGGCAGAGAACCTGCGGCGGTCCTGGCGTGAGAAGTTCAGTGGAGCAGACAATGCCGGCAAAGTGGCCATTCTGGAAGAGGGCATGACCTTCCAGCCGATCAGTCTTTCCAACAAGGACAGTCAATGGCTTGAGAGCAGACAGTTAAGCGTTCTGGATGTGGCCAGGATATTTGGAGTTCCTCCTGCGCTTTTAGGCCACCTGGAGAGGGCGAGCTATGCGAGCCAGGAAGCCCAAGACCTGGAATTCCTGGTCCACAGCTTGAGGCCCTGGCTTTCCAGAATTGAGCAGGCCATAAACAAGTCCTTGATTGGCCATGCGAACCTCTATGCAGAGTTTACCACCGGGGACCTGGTGCGCACCACGATAGAAAAGCGTTACCAGGCGTACCGCGTAGCCCTTGCTGCAGGGTTCATGACCGTGAACGAAGTGAGGGCTTTGGAGAACCTTCCGGCGGTGGAGGGCGGCGATGTGATTTACCGACCTCTTAACATGGGCGTATTGGGGGAGGAAGAAGAGGATGAAAAAGGAGATTAGGAGCCTGCCGGTTGCTTTAGAGGTGAAGGCGGCCGGCAGCAGCGAGAAGGCAACCCTTTCCGGGAGTATCCTTTACAACGTGCGCAGCGCAGTCATGCGCGATATTTGGGGTGATGAGTTCCAGGAAATCCTGGCCCCAGGATGCTTTGACAAGCACCTGGAGAACCGCGATGTTGTGGCCCTGTGGAGCCACGACACCGGGCAGGTGTTGGGGAACACCAAGAACCAGACGTTGAGGCTGGACAGCAACGAAGAGCGCCTGGCCTTTGAACTGGACCTGCCGAACACTACGGCCGGCAAGGATGCAGCCGAAAGCATTAAGCGCGGTGACGTGGACGGCGTGAGTTTTGGAATGGTTGTGACCAAAGACAAGTGGGCCAATGAGGACGGCCTGTTTGTGAGGACTATCCTAGAGGCCGAACTCTGGGAGATCAGCCCGGTGGCTTTCCCGGCCTTCCCGGCCAACGAAGTGACCTGCAGGAGCCTTGAGAACTACAGAAAGGAGCTTGAGAAGATGGCCGATGAGAGGCTGAATAAAGAGACGGTTGAGCAGAAGGAAACCAAGGCAAAGGAGGAAGAGACTGTGGAGAAGGAAACCAAGAAGATTCCTGATGTGGTGATTACCCGCGAAAAGAAGCTGGAGCTGAGGGAAGCCTTTAACCACTATCTAAGGACCGGGGAGATTCGCGAGACCGAGCTTCCGGACCCGATCACGGTTAGTGGAAGCGGCGGCGCACTGGCCCCGGAGGACTTCGCCAGGGAAATCATTGACGGGCTGAATGAAGATGTGGTGATGAGGCGGATCGCCAGAATCCTGCCTCCTATCTCCGGCAAGTCTGCTGCATATCCCAGGCGCACTGGAGGCAGCGGGGCCGCAATGGTAGGCGAAGGCGAAGCCATTACTCCGTATGAGCTGACCTTTGACCAGGTTGTGCTGATTCCGAAGAAGGCTGCGGCCTTGGTGGAGGTAAGCAATGAGCTGCTGCAGGATGCCGGCGTAGATATTGCTGGCTATTTGGCGCAGCACTTCCGGGCTGAAATCGCTGAACTTCTGGAGGGGCAATATTGGAACGGCGATGGCGATGGTGCAAACCTTTTGGGAATCCTCACTGCTGAGGATGACGAAGGCGAGCCTTTGATCAAGCGCATCGAGACCAAGGGTGCCAGCGTGACCGCGGATGACGTGCTGGCGCTGTGGGCTGCGCTGCCGGCCAAGTACCGCAAGAACGCCACCTTTGTCTGCTCCAGCGCCATGGAGGCTGTGCTGCGGGGCCTGAAGGACAGCGCTGGCAATTACCTGATGGTGCCGAACCTGACGGACCCCATGGCCACGACCCTGCTGGGCCGGCCGCTGCTTGTCACCGATGAGTTCCCCGGCGATCTGGAGGCGGGGGATGATGCGCTTATCGTTGGTGACTTCCGTCAGGCCGTTTATATCGCGGACAAGCGGGGCATTGACATTCAACGCAACGATGCCATTGGCTTCCACAAGGATGTCACGGCCTTCCGGGCGATTATGCGCACCGATATTGCGCTGGCTTGGCCGGATGCACTGCGAATCCTTGCCATTAAGGCAGAGTAATCATCTCCTTCGTGGGGTAGAGGCAC